TTCCGGTTAAGAGTGTCTGCGGGCTTGAGGATCCTAAATTTTATGAAGTGACCTCGTTTGAGAGGAAAAGGTTTCATCAAACGATTTTTATCAACAAAACTGAGTTTGTTAAACTGTCTAGACAAAGACAGGTCCTTGAGTTGATGCCATTCATGGTAACCTTGATACTGACTAAGAAGTTTTGAGGCAATCCGCTTCTGTGAGGTGGTAAACAGTTTGTGTTTATCCAAACCGAGAGGAGGAATCGCCCCAAGTCCGCCAAGATACATTGAACCAAAAAAGTTCAGGTAACCAGACGTGAAATGTTTAATCTCAGACAGTCGATAATGAATGAATCGATGGTGTGTTCTAACTGGATTTATAGAACCATGAACTACCATATTGTACTGATCAGAAATAGGTAAAATTCCGACACCTTTAAAGGGGTTCAACTCTACACCAATGGAATACTTATTCTTATTCCCCAAGACCAAACCTACGTTAAGAAAACGAAGTTTTCGAAATTTATGTTCAATCAAAGGAAAAGATATAGTAGTCAATTGATTAGGTATGAAGTCACCAAGGTATCTTGGAACTTTATATGGGACACTGTGGATGTTCAAATCATGATCAATAGTGCAATTGTTACTATAATAGTAACATTCACTATTAACGGTCAAATAATCTTCAGAAAGATAATTCTTTCCGATTGACTTTTGGAATCCAACTAATGTGTAACCATAGTTTTCCCAAATCCAATTAAATAGAGGATTAGTACGGAATAAGATATCATCACCATTAACGAGGACAGGCATAGTGTCATGATCTACATGTGAAAGATAATCCAGTGGCATATCATTCATAAGGTTACGTAGTGCATCTTCAATAGTATATCGTGCAATAGCTGGAAAGATCTCATCATCCAATTCCTTTAAATTCCCATTAAAGTCCTCCCAATTGGAGAAACGAGTGAGAATTTCAAAGTCAGTAATGTGATTCTGGTTGTGTTGTCGAACAAATTCAATTATATAGAAATATCTACGAAATGTATTAACATAACACAGATAATTCGCTATACATAAAATGGGAAATGATAGGATAGAACCCATCAATTGACCATTGTATTGACGAACAGCAAAACGACCAGGAATCTCACTAACATTTGGGATATCGAGATCTTCAGCAAAAAAAGAGAGCTCATCAGTATAATCTTCAGGATAATAAATATCTTGTTCATATAAAACCCTCCGAGCCAAGTCCTTTTCAATTTCCGTTAAATCGGAACGAACAAGAACTGTCTCAAGGATCATACGAGTGACATTTATATCTAAATTATCTGTGGCTGCTTTATAATCACCAGAATTCCAACGAGATTTAGTAAAGGTGAATTCCCAGGCTAGGGAGCTCAATCCTGGACTAACCCAAGGGTTGGGTGGTAATACAGCAACTCTCTCACGATCAAGAAGATCATGTAGATCAACCTTGGACAAGGGACGTGTAGTAAGAACAAATTGAGAACGTTGAGATAAAAAGGTCCATAAATACTTCTGAAGAAATTGATTAGAAGCGGAGACAGCTGCTTCGGTCTTTGTTATAATGCGAACTTTTAAGGGTTCAACTATAGCAGCGACCTCGGCTCTACCTCGATAACCCTGATCGAGTGATTCGCACGCAATACGTACGAGATCACTCCGACGGTAAGAAGGTGTATCGGAATACACAGATTCTACCTTACCAGGTCTAACCTCTATCATTCGGAAGAGTGGTCCTTCATCAGCATAGATCTGTACTGGCTTCTTTAAAGATGTCAGTGTTATCTGAATACGCTGAGAATCCTGTTCTTCAATCAGACGACGACGAATATATTCACGACCACCGCCACCAGCTCTTGACCTCTCAAAGGAGGCCGATGCACTGGGTTCATAAAGAGTTGATCGACCTACATCAATAGGGATCACGGTGTGTGAGGGAAGTATCTGTCCTTGTAATTCATCTCTTTCTTTAGAATCCCAAAGTAGACCTCCCTTCCTCATCTGGGGAAGAAGAAGATCAACTAAGGGGTTTAATTGGGCCAAACGACCCGTATCCCAAGATGGAGAATTATACATTGCAAGAACATGGTCCTTCAAATTCTTTAATATGAAGTCCTCTGAGACTGTCAAACAACCACGCTTGACACCCTGTAAAAATGACCAGAATATTTCTCCATTTTTCCAATTCGGTCTCGCAAGCAAACGATTTCTAAGTATCTTCCTTATAATACCCTCCCATAAAATAAATGAGAGTGGTTTTGGGAAGAATTCTGACGAAGGATTTGCGGGCAACTCATCTCGGAGAAATTTTGCGAAGAAACATACAGTATGATACTTAGCAAAAGATGCAAATTTATCAACTGGCCAACACAGGAGCTTGTAAATAAACTCAGTCACATCACGAAGTCGAATACTAGGTAAGAGATGATTAAGAGAATCAAGAAGAACCTCTAATTCACTTCGTACCAAGTACAGAGCATCCAACCAACGAGGATGTGAAACAACAAAACAATCTGACAATTTATCATAGTAGTACTCCTTACTACAATCAACTGCCAGGGCGCAACGTAAGGTGTTGCTGGAACTAATAACCACGTTATTCATACTCTTTAAAAGAGAGATAAGTGGAGACTTAGTATTCTGAACATAGTATCGAAGTGGTTCATATCCAACTTCGTACTTGTTAGTCCAGTGACTTCTTGCTTCCCCCCCCTCCGTG